TTAAAAATGTGTTTTAGAAACTACATCGGCAATGCCTATTACTTTTCCAAAGCAAACTACAGTTTCGTGCTTGCTGAGATCAATCGGCTTGTACTTTTTGTTGTAAGAAATCAAAAATCTTCCGCCGTATTCTTTAATGCAGACATTCCCGTCAATTAGGAAAATACCTACCTCTCCTTTGCGAACGCACGGGCAGGATTCTACTAGGACTATATCGCCGCTGTGAAATTCGTCTTCCATACTATCGCCGGAAATAGGAATAGCAAAGTCAGCGGCTAGTGCTTCCGGAGTGCTGCGGACGGTTATTGTTTCAGCGCTTGCTTCGTCAAGGTATAATCCTGTTCCAGCGCAAGCCGCATTGCTGTAGTATGTTTTGTCACAAGTACCGTTTAAGGGCAAGCATTTATCTATAACATCGTTCTGCTCAGTTTTATTCTCTTTTTCCTGTTCAGCAGCATGTTCGGCGGCAAGCTCCGCAAGAATTTCAGCACGCTCTAGTACTTTTCCCTTGTCTTTATCGCTTAATTTTTTGAAGTTCTCAATTAATGACGCTTCATCTCTATTTAAAGCTGGTTTTGGATTGTTCCGACCTAATAAAACATCCACGGTGCAATTTAATTCATCTGCAATTTTTATTAAAATATCTGCGCTTGGATTGCCGCCTTTTTTCCATGAGCTAGTATTACCCTTGCTCAATCCTAGCTTTAATGCGATTGCGGTTGCCGTTGTTCCGTTTTCCTTGCACAGCTTATCAAATGTTACATAATCCACAAAAAGCACTCCTTTAATTTATGAAAAAATATAAAAGTGCAAAGAAATTGTACTTTGTGCCTTGACAGTTGAATTAAATTGCACTATAATATACTTGTACCCCGGCAGGGGTATGCGAGGGCATACTGCCCCGAATACATTTTACCACAACGTGGCTAAAAAATCAACAGTAAGGAGGTTTTAAAATGCTGTTTAGCAATATTTTAAAGCGTAAGCGTGAAGAAAAAGGTCTTACGCAGGCGGAAGTTGCCGAGCGAATCGGCACGACACAGCAGAATATAGCGAGCTTTGAGAGCGGATACAAAGTTCCGTCGCTCAAAATCGTAGTCGCTGCCGCAGATTTCTTCCACTGCTCGGTAGACGAAATGATAGGGAGGGCTGTTTCATGACCGTAAACAAAAAGCTCATCTGCGAAAAGATGTGCGAACTGCTCCAGCTCACCGAGGTTGGTCAGCAGATCAAGCTCAAAAGCATTGACTACAATCCCGAAACCGGAGAAGTTGCTTCCAGCTACTACAGCGAGCATTTCGGTAGGGATTTTACAAGTTACATTGATGTATCAGAAGATAGTGGCGAAGCACTTATCAGACACATCATTTATGACCTGCTTGGTGATTGAGGAAAGGAGAAACTAGTATATGAGCATGAACAAAATGACCGCAGCAGTGACCGCCGCTCTGGAGAAGCTGGGCTACCGCCGGATCCGCGAACTTCAGATCACCTGTCCCACCCAGAGCAGGGCGAATGTCTACCTGAACGACGAGTATTTCGGAGTATTCGACTTCGAACGCAACACCTTCGTGGACTGAAAGGAGAACACCATGATTAGAAACAACGACATTATTCAGGGCTACACCGTCCTGATGGTAGCCAACGGAATGGTTCTGGCTCATTCCGAGACCGCCCCTGACCCCTACGTTGTCTGGCATACCGCCGAGAACGGCAACGATGTGTACGGCGGTAATTACCAGTCGAGCAAGGAGGATGCAGAGTGGGATTTCTGCATGAAGGCTTTCCCGTGGTTCGAGGATAACGCACCGATCACCATGATCGAGGACGAGGCACAGAAGCGTATCGAAAATTTCAAGAGCCATTTGGAACAAGCCAGAACAGCTATAGACTTTGCTGCCGCTCTGGTGGAGGATATGGTAGCGGAACACGAACGACTGATCAGCAATAAAAAAGCTCCGCAGGAGGAAAATACGGAGCAGATACCATTTTGCGCTCGCAATTTTGCCGGAAGAGGTAATCGGTAAAGCGTATCATTTCATCTTGTGCAGCATGATGTCATGCTTGCGATAATTTGCAGAGATTTCGGATAGCTCGGCGGCAAAAATATCATGAACAAAAAACAGAGAATTGTCTTTAAAGATGTAAATGGTTGAAACATATTCTGGCTTAACTCTGAACCTTTTTGGACAGTCAGACATCTTATCGTTGATATATCCGATAATTTTCCATATATCCGAATCTCCGAAATCTATGCCAGTAAACAGCGCCCTTTGAAAATCTGTGAACATATAAACCCTAAAAGCATTTGAGCAACCGTCAATTCTGTTCACAATCGGTGCTAAATCAGAAATTGCTGCTTTCATCTGAATATATGGAAATTCATCAAGATATTTTTTATATCTATCAAATCTGTCATTAAGAATATAAAGGATATCAGCAGCAATATCATCTGTATATTTCTTTAATGGTATGTATGCTTTTAGCAAAGCTAAGTCGGATGAATTCATTTTATCCCCCCTGTCCTTCCTCCATGTAACATTATATCACAAACAGCCGAAACAAGCAAGCACGGAATGTGCCTGCTTGTCCGCAGGGAATGACCGCCCTGCGCTGATGATGGCAGGTCGGAGCATAAAAAATAGAGCCTCGGCAGAAACAACTACTCTTTGCACGGAATATCGTTTCTGCTGACCGCAAGGCTCCGTCTAAAGTATATCAGAGCATTACGCTTTTGTCAAGTAAAATTCTTACAGAAAGGAGAGATCACTTTGACTTACCTATCAACGGCAGAGGTCGCGGAGATAAAGGGGTGTAGCTTACGCTACGTTCAGCAGCTTGTCCAGAATGGCAAGCTCATGGGCGAAACAAAAGACAACGCCGCCAACAACCGCACCGAATACATGATTCCACTGACAGCGCTGCCGCAGGACTTACAGCTTAAATGGGAAAATCAGCAGCGCCGCTCGCTTGGATTAGAGCCGGTTAAAAAGGCGATTAAAGCCCCTTTAAAGGCTGAAAGTACACGCCTTACGCTGGACGACCTTACGGATAAGCAGCGCAGCGAACTGTACCTCTGGACAGGGATAATCAAGGACTGGCTGACTATCCGGGACAGCTACGAGCAGTACAGCAAGGGCGAGATAGACGAGATGTACGTTCAGGCGGCGCGGCTGAAATACCCCGACCTTGAAATAAGCACGGATATTCTTTACCGCAGACTCAAAGCCTACCGGAACTCGGACATTTCCGGGCTTATCGACAAGAGGGGCGGCAGCAACAAGGGAACGACCGTCGTTCCGGAGTTCATGCTGAACGCGTTCAGCCGGTTCTACCTCGACCAGCAGTGCCTGCCTATAACGAGCTGCTACAAATTCACCCGGGACTGGGTGCAGGAGCATTACCCGGAAAGCCTGCCGGACATGCCGTCAGAGCGCACGTTCCGCCGCCGCGCCGAAGATATACCGTATGCGGTGCGAATGTACTTCCGCAACGGCGACAAGGCGTTCTCAGACAAGTGCCTGCCGTATGTCGAGCGACTTTACGACGACCTCCACGCAAACGATGTCTGGATAGCAGATAACCACACCTTTGATTTCTTCACCGCAGGAAAGGACGGCAAGGTTCGCCGCCTGTACCTCACAGCGTTCCTTGACGCGAAATCCGGCGCTATGATGGGCTGGAATCTCACATACGCGCCCTCCGGCGACAGCACGCTGCTGGCGCTCCGGCATGGAATACTGAGGTGTGGAGTTCCGAAAGCAGTCTACTTCGACAACGGTTCCGAGTTCCTTGTATCGGATATCGGCGGACGAGGACACCGCCGCCGGAAAGACTGGAACAAGGATCCTCTGCCGCCGAACATCTTGCAGTTCCTCGGAATCGAAATGCACAACGCTATCGTCCGGAACGCAAAGGCGAAGCCCATCGAGCGCACGTTCTGCACATTCAAGAACCAGTTTTCGCGCTGCATTCCCACATTTTGCGGCGGCACGATTCTGGAACGCCCGGAAAGCCTGAAATACAAGCTGAAGCACGGAATTATTCCAGAGGAAGAACAGATACGTATAGCGCTGGATTCCTACATCGACGGCTGTTTCAACGCCGCTCCCTACGGCGGCAAAGAGCGCCGCTACAAGGGCATGAGGCGGTTTGAGGTCTGGAACAGCAGCATACAGGACACCGTATTCCGCACAGCGGACGAAGCTAACCTCTCAATGCTGCTCAAACGCGTCAGCAAGCCGCAGGCAGTCAACCGCAACGGCGTGTACATCAACTTCGCCGGAGAAAAGCTGTGGTACCGCGGCGCAGACACCGTGCTGCACATCGGCGAAAAGGTGTATGTGCGCTACGATCCGGCGGATCTCCGCAGCGTGCGCGTGTATGACATGGCTACGGACAAGTACCTCTGGACGTGGGATCTGGACGACGACCTCCTCGTTGACTACCTTACCAACCACCGTGAAGATATCGCCACCGCCGAGAAGCAGATCGCCGAGAGCAAGAAGCTCGTCCGGGAATACGGTCGCGGAATCCTCGACAGCGTGGACGCAGACAAGCGTATCGACATCTTTGCCGCTATGGTCAAGAACTCCGTCGAGGGCAGCAAGGACATGGTATTCAAAAAGCCTGCGAAATTCGTCCCGGTATTCTCTGAGGAGAAGCTGGAGAAATCCCCGGCGCTTGGGGATATCAGCGAGATCTCCGTCAATATTGATATCCTGGATAAGTTAAACGCAGCGGCGGCGAGCCGCAGAAAGGACTGACATCATGGCAGAACAGAAAATCATCAGGAAGCTTACGCCGAAACAGCGCGAGGCTCTTGAAAAGATAACGGCAACCGCCGCGGAGCTTGGAATCTCCGAAGCGAAGCTCTGCGAGCGCATAGGAATAACCGGCTCGGCACTGTCGCAGATACGCAAGGGGTACTACGCCGGTAACTGGGACAATCAGTTTGAGAAGATATACGCCTATTTTGAGAATAAGGCAGCGGCTTCCGAGACCTACAGCGAGGTAGAATACGCGCCGACCTCGATTTCTACACTGGTTTACAAGACAGTGCGGAACACACAGCTCAAGGGCGGGTTCGCGTTCGTGACCGGGGACGCGGGAGTCGGCAAGACGAAGGCGCTCCACAAGTACATAGAGGATCACCCTCACGACAGCGTGATGATAACGATAAATCCCTGCACCAAGAGCACAAAGGCAGTGCTGAAACTGCTGGCTCTGAACCTGGGAGTTCCGGTCACACAGTCCCGGGACGACCTGTGGATGAGCATTGCGGCGAAGCTACACGACGGAATGGTCGTTGCAGTGGACGAAGCGCAGCTTCTGACCTACGGCAGTATCGAAACGCTGCGTTCGTTCGCGGATTTCTTTTCAGAGCGCCGCCAGACCCTCGGCGTTGTTCTGGTCGGGAATCAGGGGATACGGGAGAAAATCGAGGGCAAGTCCCGGGAGCAGTACCGCCAGGTCGCGAACCGCGCATGGCAGCGGCAGCAGATAAGCACCGGGGACGTTCAGCCCGAGGACATCAAAATGCTGTTCCCGGTGCTTGAAGGCAGGGAGCAGGAGCTGACGCTCCTCTACAAGGTAGCCCAGACCGCCGAGGGAATTCGCGGAGCAGTCCGACTGTTCGGGAACGCCTTTGACTCCGGCGACTACGACTTTAATGGGATAGTCCGCATGGCGAAGATGATGCACCTTGACCTCAAGGGCGCGGAAAAGGCGGTGCGGGCATGAAGCACGGAAAGAATCCCACCCGCCGCCAGAAGCAGAGCATTGCTTCCATCAGGCTGAATCCGGAAAACTGGCTCGTCTGCAAGGACACCCCGGACGAGCTGGTGCTGGAACACAAGATAAGCGGCAACATCAAGCGGATAAGAAAGGAATTACTGAAATGAAAATCGAATACATGCTTGCGTTCCTCGGCGGCGTTGAGCTGATGGCGCTCGCTAACGCGCTTTCGCTGGGGCTGCTCCCATGCCGGCTTCTTGGGCTGATATTCATGCTCGCAGCGCTGGTTGCGGCAGCTCTGCTCGGGTACTCCGCCTGCTACAAGCACCTGCGAAAAGCCGTTGACCGCCGGTCGTACCATGAGGGCGTGTGCAAGGGCATACGGATCGGACGTGCGGAACGGCAGTCCGAGGTGCAGAGATTTCTTGAGGATTGATATTTTTGGGGGCTTAGTCCCCCGCCTTAATGCGGCTCCATACGGAACGGTTGCAAGCCCGATAACGCAGAGCAAGGAAAAATATAAGGAGGATTTTTATGGACAAGGAAGCACATAAAAAGTTAGCGGACGATTTTGTAGAGTTGCTTCGCACGACGAACAGGGACGGTATTGAGGAGCTTATCCGCTATCTTCAGGAGGAGACAGACTTCTTTACTGCCCCGGCAAGCGCAAAATATCACGGGGCATTCGAGAGCGGACTGCTTATGCACAGCATAAATGTTTGCGCTGAACTCAATCTCGACCCGAACAGCAAGGTTTATCCGTCTGAAACTATCATCATCGTTGCGCTGCTGCACGACATCTGCAAGGCGAACTGCTACCGCACGGAAAAGCGGAACGTCAAGGAGTACGGCGGGTGGGTCGAGAAGCAGATCTATGTTTTTGAGGACGAGCTGCCACTCGGTCACGGTGAAAAATCGCTGTACCTTGCAAGCAAGTTCATCAAGCTGTCGGACGAGGAAGCCGCAGCTATCCGCTGGCACATGGGAGCGTTCGACAACGCGTTCCGGGGCGGCGACCGGGGACTGAATGCCGCTTATGAGAAGTATCCTCTGGCGGTAATGCTTCATCTGGCGGATATGAGGGCTACTTACCTTGTGGAACGGGGTGAACGTCATGACTGACGAGCAGTGGAAAGAGGTTGAAAAGAAGCTTGTTCCGCCTTTTGGTAGGGTTGAGCTTGAAATTGACGGCTACAAGGTGACTATTACTGCACAGTTGGTTGAAAAAATGAAGTTTAGCTTTGTGGTGTATGTCAATGGTTTTATCAGAGCCGAATGGTCGATGAATGACTGCGAGATACGCCGCCGTTTCTACTATGAGTCTAAAAAATCATTGCTGAAAGGCTCCGAAAAAGCCAAAATCAAAAAGATGAGGAAATCAGTCCGGGAAGAAATCATGAAATCAGCGCAATACTCGGTTTTCCTGCCTTATTGGGGGAGTTTCTCCCGGCTGAAATCCCATCTTATAAAGAACAACCAATCGATAGAATTGGTCGAATAATTCCTTTTGGGGGGCTAAGTCCCCCGCCTTAATGCGGCTTCCGGTAACGGAAACGGTTGCAAGCCCGTGCGAACGCAGAGCAGGGATTAACGTTAGTTCGTGCAGTTTTGCGAAGCAAAATTGCCGTCCCTCTGACGGCAAAGGCTGAACATCTCAGTTTGCAAAGCAAACTGCACACTGGCAGAAAGGAGAGTGATTGCATGAAATTCAAGCTTTACGACTATGATAACGACCGTTCCACGGACATCGAACTGACCCCATCGCAGTGGAAAGAACTTCAGGTGTTCCTGAAAGAGCTGAAGAACCCGCCCACGCACGACTACAAGGCGGTTCTCGACTGTTTCAACCGGATATGCTCGAAGCTTCCCCCGGCGACGCGGCTGACTGACAAGCGCAGGCGCGCTATCGTCAAGGCTCAGAAGGATGGCTACGATCTGGAGCAGGTGTTCAGGACAGCCGCTCAGAGCGCATTCCTCTGCGGGCGGAACTCCCGCGGCTGGCGTGCAAGTTTCGACTGGATAATGCAGCCGGGCAACTTGGTAAAGGTCGCCGAGGGGCAGTATTCGGACAGCATTCCCGCACCCGCGCCGTCAGCGCCGCCGATGTCAGGCAATCCGTTTGATGACTATGGATAAGGTGAACGGCGCAGCGTTCGTAAAATCACTGGCGGCTCTGCACATGCAGAGCAATCCCCCGCTGGAGGGCGACTACATCGGCGAGGACGGTCTGCTCCGCTGCGGAAAATGCGGAGGATTCAAGCGCAGCCGTATTGAGGTCAGCGGCGAGGAGATAATCGTGCCGGTCTGGTGCGAATGCATGACCCGCGCCAAAGAGGAAGAAAAGAAACGCAGCGAATCTATCCTGGCGAACATGCGCGCTAACGAGCTTCGCCGGCTGTCGCTTATGGACAACTCGCTGTCGGCGGTGCGGTTCACTACTGCTGACAAGTCAGGCGAGAACGCCCGCAGCGTGGAGATATGTCGCAGATACGCCGCGAAATTCCAGCAGATGAAGCAGGACAACCGCGGTCTGCTGCTGTTCGGCGGCGTGGGTACCGGCAAGACCTACACGGCAGCGTGCATTGCGAACGAACTATTGGCGCAGGGAGTGTCGGTCGTTATGACCTCGCTTGTCAAGCTCATCGAAAACGGTATAAGCGACCTTTGCAGCCGCCTGTCGGCGATAGACCTGCTTATCCTCGACGACCTGGGCGCGGAGCGCTCCACTGATTACGCTCTGGAGCAGGTCTACAACATCGTGGACAGCCGCTACCGCGCGGGACTGCCGGTGATCTACACCACGAATCTCACGCTGGAAGAACTGAAAAATCCCGCAGACATGCGATACGCGCGGATATACGACCGCGTGCTTGAGAAGTGTTTTCCGGTGGAGTTCCGGGGCGTTTCCCGCCGGAAACACGGCGCGCGTCAGGGGTTCGACGATATGATGGCGCTTCTCGGCGTGGATGACACTACTTAAACATCATTTAAAGGAGGATAAAACAGCATGGAAATTAAATTTAAAAAGCTTACCAAGTCCCGCGGACTGACTATCCCGCGCGACATGGCGGCGCACCTCGACCTTGACGCCGGAACTGCGGTCGACCTTACCGCCTCGGCTGACGGGAAACTCATCATCACAAAACATGTTGATACCTGCCGTTTCTGCGGCGGCGCGGAAAAGGTTAAGCAGTTCGGAGGTATATTCTGCTGTCCGCTGTGCGCAACAAAGCTTTATCAGGAGGTAACGGCAGATGAGTGATATCGTTGACAAGGTGCGGGAACTGAGCCGTATCAAGGCGGATATCGCAAAGCTCAACGACCGCCGGAAAGAGCTTGAAGCGTATTTTCTGGAGCGCGGCGGCGATGATGTAGTTGACACAAAGTTCAAGTCCACCGTGTACGCCGATCCGGATTCTCAGGCGGCAGTCACCTACACCGAGGCGCAGGCGCTGACAATAGTTTACCCGCATTACCTTAAAGAAACGCTGGGAGCGATGTTTCCGGATATCTTTGAGGAAGCCGTCAAGACCGAAATCAAGCCGAAGAACAAGGATATTGAGCGCATGCTCATCGGAATGTTCACCGGGAATTACACCAGGTCAACGCCGGAGGAGATAATTGCGCAGCTCCCCTGCGGAGATAAGGCGAAATCCGCGCTTGCGAAGAAACTTAAAGGCGCGAAGTTTGAGACTGACCGCGACAACCTCATGAAAATCGGTGGGTTTTCGGAGCAGGACGCCGGAGATTACGCCTACTTGTACGCCGAGGCGGCGGTCTGGCAGACATTCCGGAGCGTTGCGGAGATGTCCGGCGCAGACGAAGCACGGCTGCTCCGCTGTATCAATCTCGGCGTTGCGGTGGACAGTTCCACCAAGATCGCGGTGACCTGATGGCTACCAAGGAACAGATCCGGCGGATATATGCCCTCGGCGCTGCCGCCGGACTGCTCGACCGGAGCGCCGGGAACGACGACAACCTCCATCTTTGGGTAAAGCAGTTTTCGCTTAAAGACCACATCTCGGAACTGACCGAGCAGCAGGCGGATTTCATCATCAGGCGGCTGGAGGAATACCGCTCGCAGGTCGCGCCGAAGCCGGAACTCATTACAGAGGAACAGCAGAATATGTGCTTCAAGCTGATGTACCGGATAGCCGAGATTTCTCCGTCGGACATCAAGCCCCGGGAACGGCTGAGGGGTGTAATATCCAAGGTGACCGGCAGAGAAATCCGCCCGGACAGGGATATTTTCAGCCGTGTAACCCGGGCAGAGGGTTCGGAGATAATTGAAATGCTCAAGCGGATACTCCGCTCAGAGCAGAATAAACTGAAAAGGAGTGATAAGCATGGGACTTGCAATGCTGGTAAAGAAGAGCCACCTTAACGCCGACCAGCAGGAGGTGGCTGACATCATCGGGCTGGAGAATTATCTGGCGCTGGTGGATACGTTCGGCGGTTCACAGATCTGGATACCGAAAGCACGGTCGCTGGTATCTTCTCCGGAAATCGCATCGTATATCCGGTCAAGGCGGCAGAACGGCGACACTCCGGAGCAGATAGCCCGGGAACTGGAGCTTCCGGTGTCGGAGGTAAGACGGCTTTCAAAGTGATTTATGGCTCATCGCAAATGCGGTGAGCCGTTTTTTTATGTCGTTTCGCTTTGTGATTTCACTTTTTACAAAGATACATCTTTATAGTATAATATGCGTAGCAAAAATAACATTTTAAAGAGGTGATACCGTGGATTTCGACACAATCTATAATATGATACTTACCGTCGGCATGGGTGCGATAACGTTCTTCCTCAAGCGCAGTTTTGATAAGCTGGACAGCCGTGCGAGCCACTCCGATGTAGAGGAGCTTAAAAACAAGCTTGCCAGCCGCGCAAGCCGCTCCGATGTTGATGAACTCAAAGACAAGCTTGAAAGCGCCGACGAAAAGTACGCCAGCAAATCCGAGCTTAACGAGCTGAAAAAATCCATTGAGAAAATCGAGAACAACATAGATTTCCTCAAGGAAAACACCGTGCGGAACTCCGATTTTATCCGCACCATGACGCGGCTCGAAACAAAGATTGACGATCTCAAAAGGGAGTGATATAGATGGACATGGAAAGAGTACACCGCGAGAAATTCTGCGACAACAACGCCCGGGTGCTTCGGGCTATAAATACGCTGCGGACAAAATACGTCCGCATACGTGAGCTGGAATACGGTCTGGAGGTCGATGTGAGCGCTCCGGAGATAGCTGACTGCGTGAATTATCTGAACGAGGGCGGCTACATAAAGCTCCGTGACGTGGAGTTCCACAATGAAGTAGCCGACCTCGCCGACGCAGAACTGCACAGCCTTGAAGCCAAGCTTACGGCAAAGGGCATTGCGTTCCTGAACGGCAAGATTTCCGACCCGTGCATAAGGCGGTGAGCCATGAAACGTAAGCACAGCAAGATAGACAAGCTGCCGTCTGACATCAAGGAAGCGGTCGAGCAGATGATCCTCGGAGATTACACCTACCGGGACGTCTGCGATTTTGTCCGGGACACTGCCAACGTCACTCTGTCCGAGGCGGCGGTCTGCCGGTACGCGCAGGGGCTGAACGCCAGCGTTCAGGAGATTCGCCTTGCAAGCGAGAACATGCGCGCTCTGACCGAGGAAATGCAGAAGTTCCCGCAGCTCGACACCACCGAGGGAATCGCCCGGCTGATATCCCACAAGGTATTGCAGGCAGTCCAGCAGATGGACGAAATCGCGCTGAAAGAAGCTGACCCGCTCAAGCTCATCGAAAAGGCAACGGCGCTGATCCGAGCGGTGAGCCTGAAAAATTCCACGGATATCAAGACGGCGAACCTGAAAAATGTGGCGTTCGAAAGCTTCAAAGAGGATATTTTCGACGCTATGGCAAAGGAGAATCCTGAACTGTACCGCTCGCTGGTGCAGTTCATCAACAGCAAATCGCAGGAGGAATAATGTACGTTATATATTGTCAGTCCGGCAAGGAGATGGCGGTCGTCCGGCAGCTTGCCGAAAAGAACATCACGGCGTATGCTCCACGCCGGCTGGTTCAGGAGCGCCACCGCCGCAGGTGGGTACAGCGCGAAGTGCTGCTGTTCAGCGGATATGTGTTCCTCGACGCGGAGCTGACCCCGGACATCTGGCAGGCGGTCAAGTTCTGCTATGGAACGCTGCGGATACTCAGCCGCTCGCAGCTCAGCCAGACCGAGGAGGAATATATCAGATTCCTCTGCAATGACGGTCACGCGCTGGGAATAAGCCGCGGCTACGTTTCGGGCGGCGCGCTGCACATCATGGACGGCTTCCTGAAACGCTTTGAACATAAGATAATCCGATTCAACCGGCGCGGCAAACGCGCTGTGGCGGACGTTACGATCTACGGCAGGCACTACGAGGTTATCCTCGGCTGCGAGATAGAAAGTCAGCCTGTGGTTCCGTTGATAAGCTCCGGAACTGCGAAGAATATCCCCTGATATCTGCGGAACATATTCCGAACGGACAGGGCGAAGCTATATCATCATGATTTCGGGCGGGTGTTTAAAGTACCCGCCTGAAATCGTCTGTAAGCTACGCAGATTCTTCAAAGGGTAATTTCCCCGCCCAGTAGCAAATCGCGGGCTTAAACGCAAATTAAGCGCATTTAAACGTATGTGAAAGAGGTGACAGCATGAGCAGGAAGAAAAAGAGCATAGCAGCCCTCGGCGCTGCCATTGCCGAGCGCGAAAAAAACAGCACAGACCAGACCTCCGTAATCCAGCAGCTTGTGGAGGCTTACTTATCCACAAATAACGAGGCTAAGCGCGCTAAGAAGATAGCCGAGATAAAATCCCGCTGCGGCGGTCTGAACGAACTGCTGTCCCAGAACAGCGAGCTGCTGACCGCCGAGGTGGAGCAGGCGCTCCTGCGCGCGGCAACCGGCTATACTGTCACCGACCGCACCATCAGGTGCGTGAACGGAGTGAAAACCGTGGAGACTAAGGAGCGCCACATTCCGCCGTCCCAGCCGGCTATTGAATTCTACCTTATTAATAAAAAGGGCGAGGATTACAGCCGAAACGGCGGCGGTTCGGGCAATGCTGACGGCGCGCTGGCGGATATTCTGGAGGCTTTAAAAAATGGGTAAAGTCACATTCACGAAAAAGCAGAACGACCTCATGCGGCTGTTCAAGCGGAACAAGCTTCCCCGCCTGACTGTTCTGCAGGGTTCGGTGCGTTCCGGCAAGACATGGATATCGCTGATTCTCTGGGCGCTGTGGGTGGCTACCCGCCCGCGGGATTATCTGTACATGATGACAGCAAAATCGCTTCAGACCCTGAAGCGCAACTGCCTGCTGCCACTTCAGGAGCTTATCGGCGAAAGAAATTTTACATTCTCGCTCTCTGCAAAAGAGGGCGTTCTTTTTGGACGGAAGATAATGCTGGAGGGCGCGAACGACGCGCGCTCCGAGAATAAGATCCGCGGAATCACGCTGGGCGGCGCTTACTGCGACGAGCTTACGCTGTTCCCGGAGGATTTCTTCGTCATGCTGCTGTCACGTCTGTCCGCGCCCGGCGCGAAGCTGTTCGCGACCACCAACCCGGACACTCCCACCCACTGGTTAAAGAAAAAGTATCTCGACAACAAGGGGCTGGTGGACGACCTGCTGAACATCTTTTTCGGTATTGACGACAACACAACGCTCCCAGCCGACTACGTTTCCGCGCTGAAAAAGGAGTACACCGGCGTGTTCTACGACCGTTTCATTCTCGGCAAGTGGGTAGTGGCAGCGGGCGCTATTTACCGGGTGTTCTCGGATAATATCCCCGCGTTCGCCGCGCCGGAACCGCTCCCACGGCTGGACATGATAAACGTCGGCGTGGACTGGGGCGGCAACGGCTCGGCTCATGCTATGGTCGCGACCGGAATGACCTACAATTACGAAAAGCTCGTCGCCCTGCGGAGCGAGCGCGTCCCCGCTACTGGACTTACTCCGCAGCAGATCTACAAGCGTATCTATGAGTTCTGCGAGGACATTCAGCGGGATTTCGGCAGGATCGAGGACATCTACGCCGACAGCGCCGAGCAGACGCTGATTTCCGGCTTGCGGGAATACATAAAGCCGCTCGACCTGACCGTGAAGAACTCGATGAAGCGCCCGATAATCGACCGAATCCGCGCAACGACCATGCTTATGGGCGGCGAAAGATTCCTGCTGACTTCCGAATGCGAAACGCTGCGGGAAGCATTTCAGGGCGCGGTGTACGACGACAAGGTTGTCGGCGAGGATATCCGGCTGGATAACGGCACCTCGGATATTGATACGCTGGACGCGTTCGAGTACAGCTTTGAAAGATACATTCCGCGGCTCATAAGGAGAGATTAATGAACATTTTAAACGCGCTTAAAGGCTTATTTAAAGGGAAAGGAGGAACGGACGTGGACGACTTTAATATTACAGATTCAGCGGTAAGCTCGACCATGCGCTCCGCGACTTCCCTCTGGTGGGACGCGTTTCAGGGACAGCTTCCGTTTGCGCAGACCCACAAGAATTTCAAGCCGCTGCCGGTGGCTTATACTTCTACCGCGTATCTGGCGCAGCTCGTCACCGGGGAAATCAAGTTCGAGATCGCGGACGAGGAGCTGAACAGGCATGTCCAGAAGAATCTCCTGCCGAACCTCGACAGGATAGTTCAGCAGACCCTTGTAGGCGGCTACACGGTAATAAAGCCGTATTTCGTGCAGTCCGGCGAGATGTTCTTTGATTCCGGCACCAGCCGGGATTTCCTGCCGATGGCTCTGGACGAGAACGGACACGTCACCGAGGGCGTATTTTTCGAGCGTATCCGGTACCACGAAAAAATCTACGAGCGCCGGGAACATCACACATTCCAGAACGGCGTGCATACCGTCCGGAACACGGCGTATCTCTACGGCACAAAGCACGCTGTGGAGCTTGCGACCGTGCCGAAGTGGGCTATGCTTCTTCCGGAGGGGCAGATTCCCTCGACTATCCCGATGATAGCGACATTCCGGACACCATATGCTAACAATATCGACCTCGACAGCGAACTGCCGATAAGCATTTTCGCAAATTCCCTCGGCACGCTGCATGAGATAGACGAGGCGCATTCCGAATATTGCGCGGAATTTAAGAAGATGTCCGCAAAGGTATTCGCCGACCGCACCGTTTTAAAGGAAAACAGCGGTATTCCCGACGATTACTTTGTAGGGATAAGCGGCGACGGTACTTCCACGATGGAGCAGCAGATAATGGCTTACGCTCCGCAGATTCGCGAAACTGAGCACAGCGCCAAGATAAACAAGGAACTGCGGTTCTACGAAACGCAGATAGGCGTAAGCTCCGGAACGTTCTCGTTCGATACGCAGAAAGGTCTTGTCACGGCAACGCAGGTGCTGTCAGAGGACAGAACTACATACAATACGGTCTGCCAGATTCAGCGGCAGCTGCGCCCGGTACTGCAGGCGCTCAGTCAGATAATTGTGACATTAGCACGGTTCTACGGCGTTGACTGCGAGGACGGCGAGTGCGCAATAGAGTTCGGCGACAGCGTGTTCGAGGACACTGGCACTGAGTTTAACCGCCGCTTCCAGATGGTTCAGGCGGGACTGCTCAAAGCCGAGGACTTCAATGCGTGGTACTTCGGCGTTCCTACAGAGCGTGCGCGCGAAATGCTCCCTGAAATGACAAGCGTTTTCGGAGGTGAGTAAATGCTCACTCCGGAACAACTCCAAAATCTCCCGCAGGAACTGACCGACCTTTACGACCAGCTCTCCGAGTTTATCCTCCGGGACATAGCTCGGCGCATTGCAAAGGGCGCAAAGATAACCGACACGGCGGAATATCAGCTTTATCGCGCGCGGAGCCTTGGGCTTTCCACGGACGAAATAGCCGCGAAAATAGCCGAAATAAACGGCAGTTCCGCCGCGGAGATCAACCGGCTTATCCGTGAGGCTGCGGCACAGTCCGACGAGTTCGACCGGAAAATGCTTGGAGCCGACAAGGGCGCGGCGATTCCTCTTGAAGAAAATACTCAACTGCAGAAGTTGATCTCCGCGCAGATAGCGGAGACCGCCGGAAAGTGCGAGAACCTCACAAACACGATGGGTTTCGCCGACCACGATTTTCTTGGGCGCGTGTATTATCTGTCTATGACGGACATGTACCGCCGGGAAATGGACGCGGTTCATATGAAGGTCGTGACCGGCGCGACGGACTACATGACCGCGATACGGCAGGCTTGCAACAAGCTTGCGGCGAGCGGCGTGCGAACCATTGACTACGAAAGCGGGCGCTCAGACCGTATCGAGGTCGCGGCACGCCGGGCGCTCCTTACCAGCGTGGCGCACGTCACGCACCGGATATCCGAGCAGAACGGCGAGGAGCTGGGCGCGGACGGCTGGGAGATGTCGGCACACTCTGGTTCGCGACCGTCCCATGCGGTGTATCAGGGGCGGCAGTATACGCAGGAGCAGTATGAGCGTATCATAAAGCCGCTCATCAGCGAGCCGAACTGCCGCCATGATGTGTTCCCGATAATCCTCGGCGTGTCCGAGCCGGTTTACACCGAGGAAGAACTCAAGAACATAGATCAGTCGCCGTTTACCTATGAGGGGCGTAAGTATACTGCGTATGAGGCTTCCCAGCAGATGAGGAAAATGGAGCGCGCCATGCGAAAGCAGAAAGACCGCTGCATCGTTGCCGACGCTGCCGGGGACGAGGAGAGCTTCACCGCTGCGAGCATAAAGCTCCGGCGGCAGAAGGATATTTATGAGGATTTCTGCAAGGCTGCTGACAGCTACACGCAGTATGAGCGGACTTACGTCGCCGGGTATGACCGCAGGCTTGCGGGTAAGACCGGGGCGGTTACGCGGAAGCAGCGGGAGTTTGAAAAGGCGCAGCTTAAACTTGACAATTCCATTGAAAGTTCGTATAATTATATGGGAACTGAACATTTGTTTGCTTCTCATTATTCTGATGGCAAGCTGGATTTGAAATCCGCAAGGCGTGAATATGATACGTTTCTCAATAGTGATGTGCCTAGGAATCATATGAAGTTACTAAAGCAGTACAGCTACGGTGCTAAGTATCTTGAAACTGACAACGAAAACATTACAATGGGATATGCTTCAAATATTGATGCGTTTGTGTTCAATCCAACAAATCCTCAGCTCAAAAACTACGATTTGAATATGAGTTTGACCCATGAGATTGCTCATAGGATAGATAACAAGATGTTTAAATCGGATAAACGTCAAGCATTCACGGAAGCAATTTTAAAGTATGAAGATACATTAGACCGTAAATCTGTTGCCGAAATAATCAACAACTCTGATACCCTATCTCAAAATGCTCCTCTTCAGGATATTATGAGCGCAGTGACCGGAGGACATATTCCTCTGGCGGCCGGGCATGAATCTGATTATTGGAATAGGCAGGGTAAAAAGCAAAGAGAAATTTTTGCTAACATGTTTACGCTTGAATGTTTCAACGATACAGAGGCTCTTGGCTTTGTAAAAGAAACGCTTCCTGACATTTATAACACTTACATATCAATGACAGCTAAAAAACTTGGGAGGGATATAGATGGTATTACCGGTAACTGACGTAAAGGTTATTTCTAAAGCAGAGACCAGAAAGCTAGTCATGCAATACTACAATAAATTTGGCAAAGCAGCTCCTCCCTACAATCCGGAAACCTACGGCACAGCCGAAGCCTACGTTGAAAAACTGAAACAATGGGTGCAGGCTGATAAGCCTGTTTCATAAATAACGATATGCACTCCCAGCAATGGGGGTGCAAATTTATACCCATTTTACGAAAGGAGCCCCCCATGATCCAGAACAACCGATACTGCAAAGCGAAGCAGGCGGCGATGATCGCGGACACAACGCGAAAGCGCCAGCGCTGCAATCAGCGCGATCCGCCCCGGTACGTCAGCAGTTACACATACCACATAGTCATGCTACCCTTACTGAGGGTACATTTTTTTACCTGTTTTTAAGGAGGATTTATAATGGACAAATTAAAGGCACTTCTCCAGAAGCTCGGAATTGAGCTTACCGCAGACCAGACCAAGCAGATCGGCGAGGTGATCGAAAAGGAATTCGTCCCCGCTGCCGACGTCGCAGCCAACAAGACAAAGCTCGATGAGCTGACCAAGCAGCTTGCCGCCCGCGACAAGGATCTCGAAAAGCTGAAAGCAGACAACAAGTCCGAGGAGCTGCAGAAGCAGCTCGACGAGCTGAATGCAAAGTACAAGCAGGACACCGACGATCTCAACGCTAAGCTGTCCTCTCAGCAGGCGGATTTCGCCGCAGAGAAGCTGTTCGGCGGCTACAAGTTCGCAAGCGACCGCGTCCGCAAGTCCGTTCTGGACGAGTTCAAGGGCAAGGGCTTCAAGCTGGAGAACGGCGAGTTCGTCGGCGGCAAGGAGTACCTCGAGGGTCTGAAGCAGTCCGAGCCGTCCGTGTTCGCAGCGGAGCAGAAGCCCGGGCTGTTCATGGGCAGCACGCAGAGTACAGAATCCCTTGACGCAAACAATCTTGAAACCCAGGTGTTCAGCGGATTCGGACTTAGCTCAAAGTAATTAAAGGAGGACAAAAATATGGCTTTAAACAATATTGCAGCAGCAGCTCTCTTTCAGAAAGCATGCGATCAGCAGATAATCGAGGGTTCTACCTCCGGTTGGATGGAAGCCAACGCAGGTAACGTAAAGTATACCGGCGGCAGAGATATCAAGATCCCGACCATTTCCACATCTGGTCTTGGCAATTACGACCGTAACTCTGGTTATCCCACAGGCAAGGTTTCTATGACCTATCAGACCAAGACAATGACGCAGGACAGAGGTGTTGAGTTCCTGCTTGATCGTATCGATGTGGATGAGAGCGGATTCGTTGCAACGGCGGCAGCAACTATGAGCGTGTTCCAGTCCGAGCATGTTATCCCGGAGATCGACGCTTACCGCTACAGCACGCTGTACAAGCACATCAATGCCGCTAATCACGCAAGCACTTACACTCCGGACAGATCCACGATTTTAGGCAACCTCAAGGCTGATATCGCGGCTATCCGCGATTCCTGCGGCACAAAGGCTCCGCTGGTCATTATGATGAGCATTCCGGTTTCTGAAATGCTTTCCAACAGTGACGAGTTCAAGCGTGTTGTAAACATGACGAACTTTAAGCAGGGCGAGATCTCGACCGACGTGCTTTCCATCAACGGCATTCCGATCATCGGCGTACCCTCTGAAAGATTTAAGAGCGCATACACTTTCAAGGACGGTACCTCCGAGTTCGGTTTCGAACCTGCGGGCGACGCTAAGGACATGAACTGGATCATCTGTCCGAGAACAGCGCCTATTGCGGTATCTAAGACAGACGGCGTTAAGATCTTTGACCCCAGCCAGACCCAGGGCGCTGACGCATGGAAGATAGAATACCGCAAGTTCCACGACCTGTGGGTGCCTGATAAGGCTCTTGCAGCTATGCGCGTATCGGTGGGCGCATGATCTACGCCGACTACGCCTACTACACCGATATCTACGGCGGCAAGGCGGTAAGTCAGGAGGATTTCCTCCGGCTTGCCGCCGAGGCTTCCGCATATCTCGATCGGGTGACGCTTGGTCGGGCTGAGGAACATTCCGAGGACGACCGGCTCAAGATCTGCTGCTGTGCGCTCTGCGATGTTCTCACAGCTACAGCGGACACCGGTGGCATGGTCAAGCAGTCCGAAAGCGTGGGGAGCTGGTCATATTCGCTTGCGAGCGGCTCAGCGGCAACAGTCGAGGAGCTGATGTACAAGCGGTGTCTGACTTGGCTTCCTGCGGAGTGGATGTACAGAGGGGTGGCTAGGGAATGAGGTTCACAGAAACAGTCACGATCTACAATAAGATCCCGCAGCAGGGGCGCGAACCGGAGAAGTTCCGCCGCACGGTAGTCCACGGAGTATTCTGGGACTACACGACCGGAGCCGCATTCTGCAAATCCGGCAAGGACGACAGCGACAGCATTACGGTCATGATTCCGGATTTGCCTGCGCTTGTTCCGGCAGCGGAATGGTTCCGGAGCGGCTGCCCCGAAGATAAGTTCACGCTTTCCCCCGGCGACATAATCGCCCGGGGCGAATGTGGAGATATCTCAAGCGCAGCGGAACTCGAACGGCAGCACACCGAAAAATTGATAATCACAGCGGTTCGTGACTGCCGGTTCGGTTCCGCAAGTTTGAGACATTGGGAAGCTTCCGGAAAGTAGGTGATTCGATGAAAATTACTACCGAACGAGGGGTATTGTTCACTACCGCCAGTGGCAAGTCTATTCTTCGCTGGAATGGTGGCAAACCGCCAACCGATGATGGATTCAACAAGCTTCAGGTGTTCATCGACAATACAGTCGTCCGGCATATGGATCCATACGTCACTATGCGTACCGGAATGCTGAAGAAATCCGTTATCCTCGGTTCCCGCATGGGCAGCGGCGAGCTGGTGTTTATCGCGCCGTATGCTCATAAGCAGTACTACCGCAACGGCAAGCTCAAGGGAAAGCGCGGTTCGCGGTGGTTCCACCGTATGTGGGCGGCGCTTAAAGACACCATCGTCCGTGAAGTCAAAAATTACGCAAGGAGGCTGATGCCGTGAAATCAGTTATGGACAGCGTTTGCGAATACCTTTCCGGGTGTCCGCTGCTCGACCCGAAACTTCCGGTCTACCTCGATTATGTGGACGATAACGACTGCTACTGTGTGGCTACGGTTCCGAATGCACCTTATCGCAAGGACATTCTCGGCAACCGTATCTACACGGTGACGTTCCAGTTCGCATATCGCACGGCTATCGGCAGCGATGTGGAACGCGGAAAGAATGTTGAATTTCTGGAGCGGTTCTGCCGCTGGATAGATGAGCAGAATGACCGGCGCAGCTTCCCCGCTCTGGCGAAGAATCAGACCGGACAGAGCCTCAAGGTAATAGAGACCGGCTGTCTTGACGAGACCGCCGAGGACAGGGTAACAGGCGTTTATTTAACGCAGTTACAGTTTATTTATAAGGAGAGATGTTAACATGGCAATCACAGGAACAGGCGCAGTAGAGCGCGAACAGAGCATACTTTTTATCCAGATCAACGGAATCTGGTACCCCATCGGCGAGGACAACGAGAGCATGGAGCGTACCCGTAACAACACGGTGACCCAGACCAAGAACGTCCTCGGCAAGACCAAGACAAAGGTTACAAAGGGCAATCAGGTGACATCGGTTTCACCGTTCCTCGTTGCAAGGGACTCCGCGCTCGGCAAGGAACTGTATGAGATAGACCGCCTGAACAAGCAGCTTGACGAGGTCAAGTTCCGCTTTATGGAGGTCTCCGTTTTCGACGAAAAGGGCGACGGAAAGTATGCGGCGTGGACGCAGGAAGCAAAGATCGACCTCAAGAGCTGGGGCGGCGCTGCTGCCGATGGTCTGACCGCTCCGTTCGACATCGTCTGGGAGGGCGACCGCACATATGGCACATACGACCGCGCGGCGAACACATTCACCAGCGACGGCGGTATCGAGGAACTGACGGTCGTTTCCACCGCGGGCGGCTCTGCGACAAGCACGGTACTGCTGGTGTCCCCGCAGCTCAGTACCGGCAATCACTATGTGTACAAGGGCGGCGCGTCCGCTCAGACCGTCACCGAGGGGCAGGACGTTACAAGCTGGTCTGCGCTTTCCCCTGGTACCGCGATAACCCTGACCGGGTCGCCGGCTACAATTACCGTGGTCGAGGCTGACGCGGCGGGTAAGGCTGTCAAGGCTGGAAGCGTGACGGCGGTGTACGGGTCTTAAAGTGACATTTTCTGCTTGACTTTATCCTCCGGGTGTGGTATAATGTAGAAAAATCACATCTGGAGGGTAATGTTATGTATTACAATAACCTAAAGTACAATTCATCAAATCCTAAAGTTCGTCTGATGTTGCTTGGCGGTATACCCAATATAACCAAATGGGAATACCTCGACATTCGTTATGATAAAGAGTTTGTATATCTTGACAGGTTTGAGAAGCTTAAGATTTTTGGCAAAGACACTATCAAGGAAACCTACAAGATACCTCACGACCGTATTATTACAATGGAGGTAATGACCCATGAGGAGGTCAAGGTAAAGGAAAAGAGCGTCGTCAAGCGCGGCTTGGTCGGCGGATTGGTATTCGGACCGGCTGGAATGATCCTTGGAGGAATGTCCGGCATTGGCTCAACGACCCAAGTTCACAGCACTCCATACTTCATTATCGCCTACTCCGGAGAAAACGAAGAGGAAATAAAGAATCTTGTTTTCTGGTGTGAAAACGAAAAGTTTGCAATGATATGCAAGCTTTTCGTATCCGAGTACAACGCTAGTCTTGCTCCGAAGCCGGCGATGATAATGTCAGACGAGAAAGGCGAATTTTTGTTATAATTTACAGCACCCTGCATTATGCGGGGTGCTAAATTCTTATTCAGGAGGAATAACATGAGCATGAAATTTACCGTGACCACCGAGCCCCCGATAGATATCGAAATATCCGCCAATGGCGAGACACATCACATCAGCTTCTACCCGACAGACCTTGCCGTTCGCGAAAGGTTCTATCAGACCTACGAAAACCTGAAGAACTACAAGCCGAACGACATCAAGGTAAAGGTGGACGAGAACGGCGTATCCAATGCCGAGCTGGAGAACGCAAAGGAGCTGCGCCGCTATGCAGAATTCCTCGGTGAACAGATTGACGGCATATATGGCGAGGGAACAGCGAAGATACTCACCGGCGGGCGCTGTGAGCCGACAGAGCTTATCCGGTTTATTTGCGAGACCGCAAAATACTTTACACAGACCTCCGACCAGCTCATCAGGCACTACACCGAAGCGATTCAGGGCGGTGTCATGAAGTGAATTACCTGCTTGAACAAATGCCGCAGGCAGTCCTGATCGACGGCGAAGCGGTACCTATAAATACAGATTTCCGGGTGTGTCTGCGAATAATTCAGGCACTGGAGGACGAGCGGCTCATGGAACATGAAAAGCTTACTGTGTTGATTACGCTCCTTTATCCGGATCCTCCGAAAAATACAGCCCTTGCAATTGAGCAGGGGCTGAAATTTTTGAATCTCGGCGAACCTGTTGACGGCAGCAAGGCTCGTCAGCAGATAGTGTACAATCTTAATAAGGATTCAGCGTACATTTACACGGCGTTTAAAAGCACTTTCAACATAGATTTAAACACCGTTGAAAACCTACATTACTGGAAATTCCGCAGTCTTTTTGCCGACCTTGGCAGGGACTGCTTTTTTAATACACTCATAAGCCTGCGTTCGCGGCAGCACTCCGGGAAACTTACGGACAGCGAAAAGGAGTTCGTCCGGAAGAACCCGGAGATTATGTCCCTGTCGGAGCATAAGCACAGCAGCGCCGTGCAGGACTTTATCTCGAAGATAGGAAGGAGGAATTGACATGTCACAGGCTGACGGATACGTCCGTATTGTCACACAGAACGATGTTTCTGAAGCGCAGCGCTCCACCGAGCAGCTCGGGGACACGATACATGATGCACTGGACACGACACCTGCGAACAACATGACGCAGGCTGTAAATGCCGTACAGAATGCAACTGAACAGCTTGGCGGTTCGGTTCAGAACTCCATGGATACCGCTCCGGCTGACAACATGACTGGCGCGATTGGCGGTCTTGAGGACGGCATTTCCGACACAGGCGAGGCTGCGCTCAAGACCGGCGACATCATCAAGGCTAATCTGGTTTCGGAAGCGGTTACGCAGGGCATTCAGAAGCTGGGAGATGTCCTGAAAAATTCTGCTTCCCGAACAATTGAGATCGCAGATGGTCTGGACAGCTCGGTAAATAAAATCGCCGCTGCCACAAATGCCAGCGCAGAGGAAGTGAATAGACTGCGTTCTATTGTCGAGCAGATCTACGGCGATAATTTCGGCGAGGGGTTCGATGATATCGCAGACAGCATATCTAAAATCAAGCAGAATCTCGGCAAACTTGACGACAAGGAGCTTGTAAAGGTCACCGAGAGCGCATACGCTCTTAAGGACGTGTTTGATTATGACATAGCGGAGAGTTCCCGCGCGGTCAAGGCTATGATGGAAAACTTCGGCGTATCTGCTTCCGAAGCCTATGATTATATCGCTCGCGGCGCTCAGAACGGTCTCGATTATTCTGGCGAACTGCTGGATAATATTTCGGAATATTCCGTCCAGTTCAAGAAGATGGGACTTTCCGCAAGCGATATGTTCACTATCTTTTCCAACGGTGCCGAGAACGGCGCATGGAATCTGGATAAGATAGGCGATTCCGTGAAAGAGCTTGCTATCCGCGTTATCGACGGCTCGGACACCAGCAAACAGGGCTTTGAAGCGCTTGGCTTCGAGGCTGACAGCATGGCGGAAAAATTCGCCGCAGGCGGAGTCTCCGCAAGGGTAGCTTTTCAGGAGGTCATAGCCGCCCTCGCCGAGATGAACGATCCCATCGCGCAGAACACAGCCGGCATAAACCTCATGGGCACCATGTGGGAGGACATGGGCGCGGAAGCAGTTCTGGCGCTGGGAGATATCTCTGACAGCGCATTTGACTGTGCCGGCGCGATGGACGCGATAAAGGACGTAAATTATAACAGCTTATCCAACTCGCTCGAAAATGTTCAGAGACAAATTGACCTGCTTATCCAACCCATCGGCGAAAGCCTGATACCGGTGCTGGACGAAGCCGCAGATTCGGTAGCAGAGATAGCACAAAAAGGCGACCTCAAGGAGATAGCGGTCAATGTCGGCAGCTTTATTTCCGGCACGCTGACCCTGCTGCTCAAGAACATTAACCTCATAGCTGCGGCAATTGCTGGAGTAACTGCCGCGGTCATTGCTTTCAAGACCGCAAATATGCTGACAAAAGTGATTGCAAGCTGGCAGACCGCCGCTTTACAGGTCACTCTGCTCGGAAATGCACAGGGAGCGGCTGCAATCAAGAGCGCTGCGCTGAAAGGCGAGCTTACAGCGCAGGAGATAGTCTACGCCGTACTTAGTGGCAAACTTGATGTTGCCACAGCAAAGCAGATTGCCCTCAATACAGCTATGAATATGAACCCCGCAGGAATTATTGCCGTTGCGGTAGGTTTGCTTGCAACTGCCCTCACAGGTTTCGCAATCAGCGCCGGAACAGCGGAATCCGCAGCCAAAGAGCTGAATGACGCTATTGACCAGATGCATGATTCTGTTGAAAGCTCTATCGCCGACAACGAAGCCGAAATGTCCGTGCTGAAGGATAAGGTCAAGAGATACGACGAACTCCGCACTGCCGTAAGTCTGACTTCCGACGAGCAGAAGGAACTCTCAACTCTGGCACAGGAGCTTCAGAGCGTTCTCGGCGATGAGGTTACGGTCGTAGACCAGCTCACAGGAAAGTACAATGATCTGACAGACGCGGTCGATACCTATGTTCAGAAAAAAACTGCTTCCGTGAAGCTGTCAGCATATGAGCAAGCGGCAGCTGAAGCATATAATATTAAGCGTAATGCGGAGAATAAGCTAAAAGAACTTAATGAAAAATACGGCGGACTAAACTCCGATGACTACTTCGCCAAAATCAAAGCGACAGCTACTGTATTTTCTGATTACGGGAACACTTTGGCGGCAGGACAACAGTTTGAGGCGGACGTTAAAGCTGCACAAAAAGCCATAGAAGAAGCCGATAAAACAATATCGGAATGGCAGAGCCTTGCGTCAGAATCCTACAAGGACGGCATTACTGCTTCCGGGACAAAAACCCCTGCCTCCACCAGCAGCAAGCAGACTGAACCCGCTAACAGCCTCCCCGATTACTGGAAACAGAAAAGCGAGGATTTCAAGTACTGGAAGGAATCCTACAAATACGATTACGATATGGGGCGCATATCCGCCGAGGAGTATTACACTACCCTTGCATCGCTCCGCGATGAGTTCCTTGAGAACGAATCGGACGAATGGCGCTCGGTCAACGTCGAAATAAAGAAGTACTACGACAGCTTATCCGAGGAGCAAAAAAAGGCATACGAAAAGCGCCTTGAGGAGCAGAAAAAAGCAGATGAGGAAGCCAAAAAAGCCGCGGAACAGGCAGCCGCCGAAGCCATTGCCGCCCGGAAAGCGGCATACTCCGAAGAAAAATCCCAACTTGAATTTAAGCTGAAAACCAACCATATCACGGAGAAAAAATACTATTCCGAACTTGCTAAGCTCCGGGACAAGTACCTCGACAAAAACTCCGCCGAATGGCGCAGCGCGTTCCTTGAGACCTACGAATACAATCAGAAGATGATCCAGGCGAACAAAGACGCTCTGGAGCAGCTCCTGAACGACGCCAGCGACACCACGCTGTCCGCTCTGGAGAAGATAGTTTCCGCGCGGGACAGCCTGACGGCTAAGCTTACAGACTTCAACAAGACGTTCGAAAAGGTCACCGAAACCATTCCGGAAACGGTGGCGGTCAAGGGTGATTTCACTATCACCACCGCCGAGCATGATGTCGAGACCTACAAAATGGGCGCTGACAGCATTGAGGATAACATCAAGGTTCTTGAGGAATATGGCGCAATGCTGGACGCTCTCAAGGCGCGCGGCGCTGATGAAAGCACGCTCAGCTCCATACTGAACATGGATATTGAGGAAGGCATGGAGTTCGGCTCTAAGCTGCTCAATATGTCGGATCAGGCATGGAATAGCTATTTCGACAGCCTTGAGCGGCTCCACAAGACAGCCGCAGAAATATCCGCGAAATACTATCAGGACGAGGTCAACAGCCTCAAGGAGAACTTTGTGGACAAGCTCCGCAGCGCGTTTGACGGCATGACCAGCGACATGTATCAGGTCGGATTCGACACCGCAAAAGCGTTCGTCGAGGGCTGGAACAAGCAGCTCGGAACCGAGGATCTAACCCTCGGAGATATCGCTGCCGCGGTGAGCGGCGGAACGCTGTCTACTGCGCCGGTCGCCGCCCAGAGCATGAGCGCAGCCGGAACTGTGCTGAACGGCGCGGCAAAGCTGATGTCCCAGATCGTGAATGTGCCGGTTTATATCGGTACACAGAAGCTTGCGGACATCATGGTCGATGTCACGAATGGCAAGATAATTCAGACCGGCAAAAATGTGCTTATGACTTGAGAGGTGATATTTTATGATGTGGTGGAACGGAGAACCGCTGCCGATACCGTCCCCGGGGATATCCTTTGAGGAGCGTATCGTTGAGGGAACCAACAGCGGACAGACCCTCGGCGGTTCCTACTCCAAGAAGATAATCGCCCGGAAAGAGGACGTCCGTGTAACGTGGGAGGGGCTGACCGCCGAGGAAAGCGCCGCAATCGGCAAAATCGACGCCAGCACCTACGGAAAGCTGACGTACTACAGCCCGTCGAAAGGCAAATTTCTGACGAAAACAATGCATGTCGAAAGCCATACGCAGGACATCAACGAAGCGGATATCCAGCTTGGGAAGCTCCAGGGAGATATCAGCGTAACTGTGCAGTTCCGCGAAAAGTAAGGAGGCTTAAAAGTGTTTTTAATTACCTTTTCAAAAGCCGGTCAGGAGGATATCGTTCTGACCGAGGACGATCTGTTCGATTTTCAGTACGAAGCGAGCTGCTACTCCGGCGAGACCTTTGAACTTGGCGGCGTGAATGCGAAAACGCTGTACCTGCTCATTGATAACAATACGCAGCGTTTCTCCCGGGGCACATTCGCGAACTGCCGCGTAAAGCTTGAAATAGACGGGAAATTTTTCGGCTACTACAATACGGAGCTTCCGAAGCGCCGGAACGGCGTGATAGAACTTACCGCATACGACGATATGGTGAAGCTGGGCACCGAGTTCCCGACCGATTACACGTTTCCGCAGACGTTCTGGGCGGTGTATGCTCAGTGCGTATTTGAAGCCGGGCTTGCTTCCGAGGTATCATTTGATAACGTCGTACTGAACGGTGTGTGGGACAACGGTATTATTTCCGCGGATTACACTCAGTACATCTACGCAAATTCCTGCCGCAACCTTGTGGCAGGAATGGCGGAATGGAACGGCGGGTTTGCGTATATCAACGACGACAACAAGCTCCAGATCGACAAGTTTTCCAAGACAGTCACCCGGGAATACAGTTCCGGCGACCTTATGGAGCTTGATTACAGCGATGAAACTGTCGTATTCTCAAAGGTGAAAACTTCGCAGAAAAACAAGACTTATGAGATGGGAACCGACGCCGGGTACACGCTTGTGCTCAAAAATCAGTACATAAGCTACGGTCTGGACGATACCATGTTTGAAACGTATCTGACGAAGATTTCCGAGTATTACACCGGATTCGAGCTGACGCCGATGTCGTTCACGCTTGCAGAGCCTGACTTCGACCTGCATGTCGGCGACCGTATTCAGGTCTATGATGAGGAAGAGCAGGTTGCCATTACCGGCAATGTTTCCAAGATAGCGATATCCGGGAACTGCTCCATGACCGTCACCTGCGGCGGGTTTGAGAATGTGTCCAGTTCAAGCGGCTTTACGCCTACTTCCTATAGTCAGATTCAGCAGAGCAAGCAGGAGGCAAAAGGCGATGGCACTGCCGAAAAACTCCAGACAACAGGGTCAAAGTACTGGGCTGTCACAGACGATAGTGGAGTATCCTTCGGCGCTGATGATTCCGGCAAGATAGCCTTCCTGACTAAGCAGGGCACTGGGACAGGGTTTCGGCTGGGTGCGTATGGGAACACCGGCATAGAGTTTGAAGGCTCTGGGCACGGCGCAATAAAACTGTACGACAATTGTGGCGGCACATGTAGTTTGGTTGTAGACAATTGTGCGGAATATCCTATATTCATATGCACGTCAGACGATTCAGGACAGATCGACCACACTTCGCTTCAGGTTTACAATGGCGGCAAGCTCAAGGTATACCCTGACAGCCTGGCCATTCAGACAGAATCACGAACCACCCTGACGCTGAAAATCACCAGCGATGGGTGGAGCTTAGGCATGACGGGCAAAAAGCTTGAAGCAAAGTCAGACGGTTTGTATTTCAACGGCAAAAAGGTACTTTTGGAGGGATAAATCATGACATCAAAAACAATCGTCTTCACCGGCGAGGAAATCAGGGCAGATTACAGCGGCGGGACGAACGCCTGGCTCAGGAACGACGGCACTGCAACGGTGTACGCGTCCACTGCTCCCGCCGTAACGCCCGGAGCTGACGGAGTAGTCAGCATTCCGGCGGGACAGGCTGCGGCGATTTACGGAGCCTGCGGAGCGGTGTATCTGCTTGGCACGGGTTCAGTGATGCTCGTCGGGAGCGATTACACAGCATGCCCTTTTAAGACGTCAGCACAGGGCGGCTCGGGTGCTGACGATGTAGCAAGAGCCGCCATTGAGGCTCATGCGGCTGACGCGGATATCCACGTTACAGCCGATGAGAAGGCATACTGGAATACGCTGAGCGGCAAGAACGAGCTTGACAATCCGGATTTCCGGGTAAATCAGCGAGGACAGAACGAGTATTCCACCGGCTACACCGTGGACAGGTGGTATATCTCCACTGATAAGTGCAAAGCTGCTCCGGAAACCAACGGAATCCGCCTGACTGCTACAGCAACGCTGACTTCAAATACCCATGCGTTCTGGCAAAACATTGAATTCCCGCTGGCTCCCGGAAAGTACACGCTATCTCTCAAGGCAGCGGACGTCACCGGAGTATGGGCCGCGCGTATCC